CCATTAATTGACTAAGTCAATTACTAAGAGGTATTACCTCATAGCCCCCGGCGGGCATTATTGCCCACTAGTTGAGGTTGGACGCACTGTTGCGTTTAAAGACCAAGCGAGAATGTTGTAATAACAACTCCCCTCAGGGTCTTCCAACAACCGATCTAGCTTAACCGGGATCCACCCTCGAACTAGCCTGGACCGTCGAGAGACGGTTCTATCTGGTATCGAGCTATGCCCTGTCTTCTCAAGGGAGAGGACAGATTCGAGGACATGATTCCAATCATGCAGGTCGTCCGAAGGGACGACCTCCTCGACTCGCCAGACTGGAGTCACGAACTGATGCAATGCTTGATGCCAATAGGCATCACGCAACGCTTGGGACGTGATAGGAGTATACTCGACAATACCTCCGTGATCCTCATTGTTGCTAAGCAACAATGGGGCACGGCGGCGTCGCCAGAGCATACTTCTCAGTCTAGCATAGACAGTAGCGGCGGCCTCCTCGTAGCCCGCGATGCGTAAACGCATCGCAAGGTCACTTAGAGACTGCATGCTAACCAGTTGTTCGGCATCCGTCGTAGTCTTCCAGCGTATCGGCGTAACGTTAATGCCTTTAAAAGCATCAACGCCGCAGCTTTCGCGGAAGGCCCCTCGCCAATAAGTTTTAGACTTATTAACGAGCAAACCGAATGACTCCAAGTCTTCACAGACATAAGGAGCACACTCGGAAGGGACAACGATGTCATCTCCGAACACGAACACAGCCCCGGGTTGATGAAACCCACGGGACTGCATTGACGCGACACATATGGCCCAGAATACTAGACTCTGAACAGGAAACGTAGTTGCGTTCCCCATGGGAGCATAGCAGCTAATATCCTCTTCTCGGTTTTCACCGAGAAACGGAATCTTAACTTTCTGGGCCCGACAACATCCAAAGTACTTGTATTTACGTCCAAAAAGGACTTGTACAAGCGTTTCGGATATACGGTCAGACGCCTCCTTCATGTCTATCGTGGCATAACGCCGCGATTTACTAGAGAGGAGAGCAATCTTACCGTTTACTGATTGGTCATCGAACCGAATCCTGCCACGGGGCCAGGGTCCGGAACAATCGCGCTCGAGATTTATAGATCTCTCGAGCTCTAGGCGTAAACCCTGCTGGATCCAAATGGATTCAGCAGGATGAACACATATGAGACGGGGCCCACGGGTGTCCTTTGGGACATCTATGAGCTTAGCCTCAATATGGCTGTCACAGTCGCTATCCCATAACTGACGTAGGTGCTGTACATTTAAGTACAGACACATATAGTCAGAGTAAGGATAGACAGACTCTATGGTAGAATACCATTGCGTCCACTTCTCTTTAGGAGTAGTAGATGCTCCAGGTCCGTGTCCAGGCTTTATGGCCTTTTCACGGAATCTGTAGAGGACTGATTGGCAGTGCTTTCGAACTTGATTGAGAAGTCTCGGACTGGATTTTGACATCCGGTTAGAGAACTCAGCAACAAGGCGATTAGTATCAACTAACTGTTGATACGATGCGGTGATTTTGTCATTGTCGGGTGTAACGTCGGCTTTGTAGCAGAACAGCAAAAGCTGTCGCAGATATCGTAGCAATATCGGGTCCACTAAGGCCCCGACTACTAGACGTCTGCTCCAGGCTGGGAACGATTCGAGATCGATATTACTACCGGTCTCTATTGCTTCCAGCACACGCTTTTCTAGCTTAGGCGCTTCGTTTAAGCACCAATGCAGCCCTTCCCAAGATCCTCGTATTTCACGAAAACCAGTGAGACGAGCTACGTCTGCTAGCAGGCTAACATATGTATGTTCAATAACTTGCATATCGTTTGTGAGTACACAATACCTGACTGTTAATGTAATGATGTATCCCAATGAAGGGACATCATCACCACGTACAACATCCAACGAGAGTATTTACTTCTCGTTATTAAGGACGTTCACGACGAAGCTGGCATCAGCAACCACAGCCTTAAACGTGGCGACAACATTGTCGACCTGCGCTTGAGTAGCAGTGGAAGGAACAGCGATAACGAAGTACGCCGACGTGACAATCTTCTGAAGATTGGCGTCGATGTCTTCGCGGTCGATGCGCCCAGTGTAACGATTACCTGCCACTTTCGTGGCAGAGTCAACGTAACTCTGAGACTTGATGATCAGCTTATCCGGAGTGTTAACACTACGGGTCGTGGATTGCCGGAGAGATTCCTCCTTGAGGTCATAAGACTTCTTGAAGACAATCGTATTGAACGTGAGGTCAGCATTCATTGTGTATTTATGTTGATGGTTCCTGTGCTTTAGTTATAACTTCTTTAACGTAAGGCTGGCAATGCACATACGGATATAGACAGATTTGTTTCTGCTACAATCCTTCTGTACACTTACAACCAAACGGAAGACGTACAACCGCTTGTGTCTCGGACTATAGGCTTGACTACCTAAGTAGTTATCACCTATCCTCCAAGACTCATGATCAATCGACAGACACCCAAATCGTTTCGCAACGAGGGCGCTGATTAACTGCAGTTCCTTATAACAAGGAATGCGGTTTGTCAATACGTGCTCGCGGCTAGCGATGTGATTCCTGACTCTATAGTTGGGTTTCATTATTGTTTGTCTGTGATTGAGGTTGCACAGGGACCTTTGGTGGATATTACCACCATATCTCTAATCACGATTTGCGCTTAGTCACTTGTGAAAGTGCTTGAGCGATCAGGGCGGCAGCGATGCCAGCCTGATTTTTTCCAAACCGTGGCTTCCAAGTCGGCATATTGGCCGAATCGGAAGCCGGATTTCGCTCGTAGTGAGAGAAATCTGCAGAACCGCATGAGACATTGAATAGACTGGACCCGGAACACGGTGTGTTCCTTTGCCAGAATACGTCAGTGCCCATACGGTAGCCGTATGACCTACTGAATGATATAATCTGATAGGGTTCAACCCCAAGGATTTTATCAACAGTACGACACAAGGACCTGAGATCAACGAACCAATCGACAACAAAGGAGAAAGGAACTTTCTCCCAAGCTAGACTAGCCGGTGACGTAGCAAAGCGACGCATGCACGTGTCAAGAGCCGAGAAAAACTCGGTTTGATACGCTTGCGTCGGCTTCACGACAAGAACATAACGTACAGTAGGGCTATCAATAAGCCTACCCTGATAAAACACGCCATTAGATAAGTAACCATTATCCCAGCTCATAGAGCTAGGAGAATTGTTAAATACTGGTGTGAGCTTACCAACAGCAGAAAACCTTAAGGTCTTCTGCTGGTACGCTGCGGTAATGTCATCTCCCAATTTTGGGAGATAACGCTGGATCGCCATTATATCTGAAAGAATCGGTGATACACCGAACTTCCAGGCTAAGAAGGCGCCAGAAGCAGTCTTGACCTGTTTACGAATCATGCCCCAGTAGAAACCCATATTGGGTAACGCTGTAGCAAGAGACGATATGCTAGGCCATAACTGATTAGCTTCAACGATGTTGAGGAGGACGTCGGCCTTAAGCCCACGAGCTCTCTCAAGACAGTCCTCTTTAAGGGCTGATTCGTTGATAGTACCGCTAACAGACCAGCGATTAGGTAACGAGGTCTTCGAATTAATATCGAAGGTTTGCTCGTCAACACGCGCTGCACGATAGGGCAACTGTGCCCATTCGATCGGGGAACCCGCCCATACACCGTATGATGTTGCATTAAGTGCACCAGCATGCGTTGCATACAGATCGTTCACTTTAAATGAACGACGACGATGAAAACAAGGATTGACTTTTGTCTTTCCGAGGGCATCATCCATACGCTCCGTAAATCCCTCCAAGTTTACACTTGGCATGGATCCATACGTAGCGTTTGCGTAGACTGTTGGATTGCCGTTACAATAATATGTAGCAGCGCCATTAGTTATGGTAAACCCAGCCCGCGAGGGCTGAGTACGAGTTACGACTGTTCTTGTTCTAGTTCTCATCTGAGTTTTCAGACCC